GATAACCTGAAATAAGTTGGATACTCTCCACCAAAGTTGACAGACATTTCTACATAGTTTCCATCAACTAACAACAAATGAGTTTGATTAGGGTCTCCTTCTTTTGTTGCAATAGTTGTTGTATAGTCGTCGAAAATTATAAATTCAGCCCCTCCCGATGAAGGGGCATCAACGAAAAAATCTTTTATCGCTACTCTAAAGTCAGCGTATGAAGCGTAAGGATTGCCGTCCTTATCGGTCAAGTCAGTAACAGGAATACCGTCTATCACACGAACACCATCCATCTCGAGTATTACTTTATCACCCGTTCTGCTTAAACGGACTTTGCTCGCTGAATAATCATCACCGGCGACATGGCACATATTTGTGTCTGTGTCGTAATATACTTTTATTGCCATATATTTACTTATTAAAAATTAGTTTTATAGCTTTCAAAACCCATTTATAAGCCATACTAAACCATACAGGTTTAACCAGCCATACAATCAAAGCTACTACAGAAAGCAGAATCAGCACAACCCAAAGCGCAGTATTGAAGTTTGTTTTGTTTTCTGTAGTAGCCTTTTGTTTTATTTCGTTTTCTGAGCTCGCAAAAACACGAGCTTCGGATTTAAAGTCCGACTCGTTACGAAAATTAGTAGTATTTTTTTTGTTTACCTGCAGGTTTTTTGCTTCACTTCTGTCAATACCACGCTTTGTAGTAGTAACCGAAACAACAGCCTGCTGCCCATTTGAATCACGTGGAGCATACAGAACCGTTACTATTTCTTCCTGAATAAGTTCCGACACATTCCCTTTATCAATTATCAGCTTCGAACTGTCAACTTTAAGTTTGATATCATTGTGTTGTTCGCTCGACTGATTTACTGTGACATCAGTCGTAGTGGTCTGTTTTGCCGTTTCGGTTTGCTTCACAGTTTTGCACCCGCCCAGCGCAAATAGGGCTATTGTCAGGATAAATAAAATTTTAGTTTTCATGTAATTTTTTGATTGTCTCAACCATTTCACTCATGTTTTCCGGAGTAATTTTGTCGAGAAGTTTAACCATTTTACTGTTGATATTTGTTAACCGTGTCAGCTCCTTTCGGATAGCTTCCATTTGGTCAGCCATTTCGGCATTGTGTTTCTGAACTTCCAGATAACTTTGTTTATACTCATCCCGCTCAGCTTTTAGGCTTTCGGCCATTTCGCGCCAAATTTTAATAGCTTCCTGAACATTGTCAAGTTCGTTTGTTTTTACCTCTTCACGCACTTTATTGGCTTCATTTTCAGCTTTACGTCGTTGAGCTTTCACGGTTACCATTCCATACAGCCCGTAACCAGAACCAACAAAACCAAAAACGGCTGCAATTAAACTTATCCAGTCCATATCAATCACCTCCCTCAAAAACTCGGATTGTCCATCCTTTGTAATACTTCCAGTTAACCGGTCGCTGCTTGCATATTTTGTAATACTTCAGAAGCCTTTCGTACTTATACAAGTCTAGGAACTGAGTTTTTGACATTAGCGGACGTGCATTTAGTTTATTGACAGAATCAGTCAACAACCGGATGCTATCGGCCATTTCTACACGTCTGTTTTCGTACGCAACAAGGTAATTGCCATAATTTACGGCCATGTAATGAGCTGTTTGATATTTTGCTTTGTAGTAAGCCGTAGAGTCAGCTGTCACCACTGGCGACGGCTGACTGATACGGCTCTGACCACAACCATAAACACAAAACAAAACACCTATTAAAACAAAAAACACAATTTTCTTCATACCAAACTATTTAATTTCAATTTCAATTCTTCACTGAATTCACCTGTTTGAGCTATACCAACAATCTTTTGCGCACGCTTTACTGCAGGTTTTATACCTTCGTTTACAGCAGAGTCTACAAGCATATCTGCTATATCCTGGTCAACAATAAAATTACCGCCAACCGGCTTCCAGAAATTGTCACGGTAAAAATCCATAACCGAATCCTGAAGCTGACTTATTTTATAAAGTGATGCCGGGAAATTAGCTTGCTTTTTTGCAACATCAACAAACGCCCAACCAGTCCAACGCGGCCAGTTCTTACGACTTACACCCTTGTAAGTTTCGCCACCGGTATCATCCTTATCGTTCACATAACCGCCCTCATGCCTGAGTACTTTGACTATTGCGTGTTTATAGTCTGCCATATTATTTTAATTTAATCGAAAAATTACTCAAGTCATTACCGGTAATGATCACCTCTGCATTGATATCATCTGTTTTCAGTTCTTTCTGAAGCTCTGTTACGAAACGTTGCTTCACTGTCGTTGGCGATTTCAGATAATTTTGTACACCAAATCCCAATGTCGGGAATTCTTTAAATTCTCCTTTTTGCGCTTCAACTATCATTTTTACGCGCTGATAGTCTATATTGCCAACCTGAATCCCTGTCAAAATTAATCCGGAAGCATCTCGCACCACCTTTATATCAAGTTCGTAACTGTATGTCAATAATATTCCTTTCATTGTATTTGTGTTACTGTTGGTGCAAATACTATGGCTGCCGGTGCACCATTGCCGGCAATCGGTGTGTTCTTAAGCAATGTTTTAAGCGTTTGCATGTCGTTGTAAGCCTTATTAATCCAACCAACTAATTCAGTGCCGTTCAGTTTCGGCCCGGAACTGTCAAAAACAAATGTGTTATCACCGGTTTTAATCTTTACTTTTTCAACTTCCGAACATCGCAACACCACAGCTTCAGTTTTCAACCCTTCTATAATTCCAACGATCACATTACTGCCACTTTTAGGGTACACAGTAAAAAAGCTTTGCAGATCATCATCAATGGCGTTCAATCTCACATCGGTTAATTCAGGAGCATCATCGCGGGTAACTGTACATGTTGTTTCGCCCACTTCAGTTGCCGTGCCGGTTATTATTTGCGCCAAACGCAACCGGTCAACATGTGCCTGTATAGCTTTTTCAATTGCCTGCTCTAATGCTCCCATATTAAACCCACTTTAAAACCGCTTTAAACTCTTTTATAATCAACTTTAAACCCAAAAGGCTATTGTCTGTACCATAAGCCATTTAATTCGGCTTAAAAGCGTTTGTTTTTATATTTTATACGAAAGTGTATTGATACGTTGATACCAATCACTATCGTTATATGTTATTTCTACTTTCTCAATCAAATAAGTTCCGGCTCGTTCCGGCTCGTACTCATCTTTAATTACCAGGGCATCTCCGGCATGTGTTCTTGGAACACCGAAACCTGTGATTGAACCGCTGTAGCCATCGTACACCAATTTAGCCATTATGCCGGTTGCTTTTTCTTTTAGCTGGGATTCAGTCATCTGGCCGGCAAAGTTCAGCGTTCGCTCACTGGCGTCTGTTTCTTTGCTACCAACCGTTACGGTTGTTTTCTTTCCATTTGGATTAGTGGCCACGGCTTTAAACCTCAACTTAAAATCCTGAGTACGCTTATATTTCAGGTCATTTTTTTTGATATTGCCACCGATCACATAAATATGATTTTTCGATTTATCAACAAAATCGTAAGCCAAACCAACCTTAAGATGGCCATTACTCATCCTGCTGTAAAGGCCATAATTCTTTACTAAATCCGAAAGAACTGTGTAAGCGCTCGCTTTATCAATTTGATATTTCCCGATATTAACTGCAGGCGCATCCCATGTAATGGATGCCGGTATAATGTCGGCAAGTATCTGTTTTAGCGTAGCAGACTTATAAGCCTTTATAAATTTAGTCTGTCGCAATATGTACGACTCATCTTCACAGTGTATAATCAAAGGGAAATCGCTCTCAATTTCACTTATATATCCGGTAAATTCAGTTTCATAATTACCATCGTAACCCGATTCAATTTTCACTTTGTCACCAACTTTAAACTGGTCTAAAATTGGCTTATCAGCTATTTTTTTATAGTTGCGGGGTATGGTTATTTCAGCCACATTCGACATTTCAAGAACATTCTCAGTCACTTTATAGCCCGATATATTATTAAGCAATACATTGCCCAGACTTACGCGACTTGTCATGTTTAAATAGGCTAATAACATCTTTATTGATTGATTAATTGATACTCTAATGGCTTAATTGCTCTCATTGTGAATTGATACGATACTGTATCAGTGAATCCTTCTACAAAATCAATTGAAATATCACGAATATAAATAGCTTCAACTTTATTCGCCTGCAGTATTTCACTTGCAACATTCCAAACACCATTGTATTCAAATATCTCGTTGAGTTGCTTCATTTTTTCAAGTGGAAAATCATGATTTTCCATATCTATAAGCAATCCACGCCATGTTATTTCCCACGGTTCAGTACTATATCGCTCTACCACCTCAACATCACTATTGTCAATAGGAGTAATCCCCAATCTTTTAGCACGCTTCAGACTCAACATCGGCGGGGTTGCAAACACGCCACTATAATCATCACTGATAGATTTGAATGCAAATAAGTATTCTTCCCCGTCCCGGTATAACAGCACTTCGTCAAAAGTGCTGTTTTTATCCATCGTATAAACAGCCAGATCAAAGCCCG